CCGCTATCTCTGGAAGAATTGCTAGCGGTGCCGTCAACCAAATTATCGTTACCTCTAGAGGTGAAAAATACAATTATCCACCCGCTGTTGCGATTTCATCTGCACCTACCGGTGGTGCCCGCGCCACAGGACTTTCAACCTTACGTGACGACATTGTTAATTGTGATGGAACTCTGATTGGATCTAAAGTACAAGGAGTCTTTATTACTAACCCTGGTGCTGGATATACTGCCAACCCCGGTATTGTATTTGTAGGACTGAGCACTAATCCTGGTGTTGGTGCTGCTGCAACAACTAGAATATCTGATAATACAGTCGGTGTCGTAACGATTAGTGATGGTGGTGGTGGATATGTATCTGCACCAACAGTTACTTTCAGCAGCCCTGGAATCGGAACAACTGCACAAGGTGTTGCCGTTGTGTCTGCTGCAGGAACAGTCTCTGCAATCTATCTAACGAATGCTGGTGCTGGATATACAGTAGCACCTACTATCACTCTATCCGCCCCAGATCTTGGTGGAAGTGGAGATTTTATTCCCACAGAAACCATCACTGGTTATACAAGTGGTGTTACAGGAATTGTTAAGACTTGGAATTCTGTCACAAACGTTCTTACATATTCTAATGTCTCTGGCGACTTTGTTGCTGGTGAGACAATTACTGGATCTGAAAGCAGTGCTTCCTATGTAATTAGGGTTGTAGAAGATGACAACACTGTGAATAAGTACCCTGATAATGATGAAATTGAACTCTCTGCTAAGGATGGAATCTTAGATTTCTCAGAATCGAATCCCTTTGGGAATCCTTAACCTAAATAAAGTTAACTAAGGCATCTGTATGTTTGAATACTTTTACCATGAAATTCTGAGACGAACGATTATTTCGTTCGGAAGTCTTTTTAATGGAATTGAAATCAAGCATCTAGATTCTAGCGGTAGTGTTGATGAAGTTATCAAGGTTCCATTGGCATACGGGCCTACCCAAAAGTTTTTAGCAAGACTTGAGCAATCGGCAGATCTTAACAAACCAACGTCGATTACTCTCCCAAGAATGTCGTTTGAGTTCACGGGACTTCAATATGATGGTACAAGAAAAGTTACCACAACTCAAACTTTTAAATCCCAGAGTGTAGGAATTGCAACGGCAATCAGAAAAACCTACATGCCTGTTCCTTACAATATGTCGTTTGAACTATCAATCTTCACTAAGTTGAATGATGATATGCTTCAAATTGTTGAACAGATTTTACCATATTTTCAACCAGCATACACTCTCTCAGTCAATCTTGTAGATACGATTGGTGAGAAAAGAGATATTCCCATTGTGATTGAAAATGTCACAATGCAAGATGATTATGAAGGTAATTACAGCACCAGACGCTCTCTTCTCTATACAATAAGATTTACTGCCAAGACATATCTGTTTGGCCCTGTTGGAGACACCTCAAAGGCGTCCAGAGATCTCATCAAAAAGGTTCGTGTTGGATACGTTCAAGACGATACTTCTACTCCAACCAGAGATCTTACTTATACTGTTATTCCAAGAGCGACACAGAGTTACACAGACAACGTTGTAACAAATCTCGCAGAAGACGTTGGAACAACTACCAATATTCTGCAAGTAAATGATTCTTCCGGAATTGCAGAAAATACTTACATTACGATCAATAATGAATCTATATACGTCGATCGAAAAGAAGGGAATACTTTATTTACGAAGAGAGGACAAGACAACACTATTACAGGTTCCCACGTTCGTGGTACAGCAGTCAATCTCATCACTGCTGCTGATGATGCTCTCATTGAAATGGGTGATGACTTTGGATTTGACGGGAGTATCTCATGAGTTTCGATAGTCTGAATGAAGCATTTGACGTATCAAGTGAGATCGTCTCTAGTGAACCTGAGCAGGTAAAACCCGTTCAGAAAGAGGTTGATGCAATTAAAACTGACACTAGAAAGGATTACGAATACACAAGAGGTAATCTTTATTCTTTGATTGAGAAAGGACAAGAAGCAGTCAATGGTATACTTGAACTTGCACAAGAAACAGAGCAGGCAAGAGCGTATGAAGTTGCAGGACAGTTGATCAAGAGCGTTGCTGATGCGACTGACAAACTTCTTGACTTGCAGAAGAAATTGAAAGATGTTGAAGAGGAGTCACAATCTAAAGGCCCCACAAATGTCACAAACGCACTTTTTGTTGGTTCTACAGCAGATCTCGCTAAACTTTTAAAGCAGAATAAACAGCAAGATAAATAAACTATAGGGTGAGAAAACCCGAGGTAATTTTACTTATAGTTTAATGGCGGAAGACAATAATAACTTGCCATCTATGGATGATTTTCTACATGAGGAGCAACTCCCCTCTGTAGAAGATTATATTGAAAAAGAGGAAGAAGAAGTTGTAGAAAAAATAGAAGAGACGGTAGAACCAGAAGAGGTGGAATCTACTGTTGATCTTACAGAAATATTAAGGTTAATTAGTGATGTCAGAAAAGACATACCTGAAATACCTGAGATAAAAGAGTATGACGCAGAATTAGAGGCAATCTGCGGAGTAATTGATGATTTAAGGGGGCAGATTCCCACTGTTCCTGAGGTAAAATATTATGACGATGAACTCGAAGCAGTTTGTCAACAAATTGACTGGGTAAAAGAATATGTTCAGACTTTACCTGAGGTAAAGTATTATGATGAACAGATTAGTTCTATTGAAGATAGAATTAACAATCTCCCTGAAGTAAAATATTACGAAAAAGATATCGAGTCCATTAAAGAGGACTTTGAAAAATTAAGAGAAGACATCAAATTAATTCCAGATTTCTCTTGGATTGCAAAAACATTCAAAGACGTTGACTCTGATGTCAATGTCTTGAATGATGCTGTTGATACCCTTAGCGAAAAAACAAGATTAGAATTTGAAAGATTTAGCGAAGATCTTGAAGTAAGAACTTTTGACAATAAAGTTTCTATTGATAATCTTAAAGAGGATAATAAACAATTCTCTGAAAAAGTAAGCGAAGAAAAGGATAAAATTTGGAAAGAGTTAAGTGCATTTTCTCTTAAGATATGGGAGCATCATAAACAGTTTAAAGATGATGATAGAAAACTAAGAAAACAAATTCTTGGTGAGTATAATGTTCTCAAGAAGAACATTGAAGAGAAACTTGAAGAAGTAAATCAAAGCAGTGTCAAAACTGATGAACTTCTTCTAAATTATTTTAAAGAATTAAAAGAACAAGTTGATTCTTTACCTGAGGTAAAATACTATGATCAGCAACTCAGCGAAGTTTCTGATGAGGTAAAGGGACTTTATTCTATTGTAGAGGAGATAAAGAAAAAACAGTCTGTTCTAAAAGAAGAGAGAATTGTTGAACAGATTGTTAAAGTTGAGTCTCCCGATAAAAACTTTGCTACTCTCGATGATTTACAAGAGCATTACAGAAAGTTTGTAAGTTCTATTCAGCAACAACTATCAACAGTTGGTGGTGGAGGAGAAACTCGTCTTGAGTTTTTAGATGATCTTGATAGAGACACTGCGCTAGTAGATGGTAAGTTCTTAAAATATCAAGCATCAACTAAAACATTTGTAGGTGCTGATGCAAGTGGTGGTGGATCTGTTGGTGTTGCGACAGCTGCTTCTTCACTTGTTCTTGATGTTAGAAACCAAAATATTGGATATGCGTTAACCATAGGAACTCCAGTATATCAAACTACATTTAACAGCGGACAAGATAGAATCAATATAGAGGAGGCAAGAGCATCTGACTCTTCAACAATGCCAGCAAAAGGTGTTGTTACTACTGATCTTGCCAATAACACTAATGGGCAAATTATTGTATATGGTGAATTAGAAGGTGTTGATACATCTGCATTTAATGTTGCAGATGAATTGTATGTTGCACCTGGCGGAGGACTTACTAACACTCGTCCAACTGGAGCAACTGATTTAGTTCAAAAAATTGCAGTTGTTCTTAAGAAATCTGCTGCTAATGGCGCTATCCTTGTTTATGGTGCTGGTAGAACTAATGATGTTCCAAATACTATTAGTATTGCTGGTTCAATAACAGCGGCATCTGCACAATTCTCAGGTAATGTAACAGTTGGTGGAACCATTACATATGA